CACTTGCGCCGTTGATAGCGGCTCGAATGCTCGCCAATGAGGCGGTGAAGTTTACGGATGAGGACAGTGCGTGAATATCGTGAGAACCCAATTCAGCGTCGTGTGCCACCGTTAGGGAACCAGTGAGGAAGATCGAGACCGTCTCCCCAGCAAGATCACCACCCGCCGAGTTGGGGACTGTGAGGGTGAACACCGGGCAAGGCTCCGAATTTACAAAAACTCCAAAATTATCACCAATGCTACCAGAGGGAGCGATGATATCTTCGTATTGAGCATGAAGTCCGTCAGTCGTACTACCAGAGTTAACTAAGAACAGTCCGTATGCACCACCATTATCAGAAGCAATGCTAGAGGGCTCTCCAGTAACATCCCAACCTGCAGCGCCACCAGTCGTGAACTCTGCATGGGACGCGCCGAGGAGCCTCACCACCGTTACGGGAGCCTGCCCAGAGCGGAGCCACGCCTGGGCTGCATATGAAGCGTATGTAGGCGCGTCAAAACTTCCGTCGCGCCAGTTGTCTCCACCGGATCCACCAGGGTCCGGGGCGCCGAACACACGAACAAATTCTTCAAAAGAAGAAACCCTATAGGGCACCATTCCGGGTCCTTGTCGTGTACGCCCAACAATCACAGGTCCAATTGCTGTGGGAAGTGCTGGCAGCTGCGATTGATCAATCTCGTTGATAAACACGCCAGGGGAAATGAACTTAAATTTTCTAGCTCCGCTTGCCATTATTAAAAATCTCCTTGCTATTTTAAAACGCTCTAGTAGGTACTACTTATGGCTTCTCGTAGTAAATAGTAAGTCGCACCCGCAAACTCCAAATTTACTCTCGATAAAAGGCGCCCGATACAGTGGTTGGAATATCCCCAAAAATCACATGTTCTCTGGGGATTCGTACTTCTACTATATTCTCTCTAATTGAGACACGAGGGCGCTCCTCGTTTTTACCAGCTCCAAGTACATAGCCTAAAATCCTAATATCTATTTTAGTTCGAAATTTTCTCTCCTCATCGCCTAAGTTAGCCATATTATTATTTTGTGAAAAATCTTGAGGTAAAAATCCCTCAAACTTATGACCCTCTGCCTCAATAAAGAAGTTATTAATCTGACCCGTTCTGACGATAAACGGGGTGAGCATTTCATTAATTTGTTGAAAGTACTCTCCCTGAAGAGTTATAGAATAAGTCACATTGATATATGTGGGCACAGGCATTGATAGGGTCTCATACACAACCTTTCTGTTCTTATAAGGAAAGTTTTGTTGCCCCACAAGGGGACCTCCGACACCAAAGTTTGGCTGCGTCTTATAAGCATCAGCGTTCGCAAAATCTCCAGTCTTTGATTGATTGATGCGGCGAGTGATGTTGATAGCGCCGCCCTTCGCATCTTTCCGAGGAGGTATGTGAGCCTGATAAATACCTTTTCGCGTAGGATCTTTGACTATAGACGTTCTTTCAATAGTTATGAGCGGCAGCCTCAAGACACCCGAGGCGTCTCTGAGGTCTTTGTCATGCTTTACCTGGAAGGCTCTTTCGGCAGAAACCCAAACAAGTGGCACTTTTCTCCACCCTGTGTTGGTAGTGGAAAAAATATCCAACTCTTCGTTAACCCAATTGTAAAGCGCGCGATCAATCGTCTCCAATGTGGAGGGCATTAGTTGATACTCTCTATCTGCCATCAAATACTCCCGGGCGTGCTCTTACGCACTTTGCAGAAACCTCAATACTGTGATCGACCTGACCATAGACTTTTCGAGGTTCCGATAAATTCACAATCTCATAGTAATTATCACCATATAAAACGAAATCGCCCTCACGAACATAAAGATCTTGGTCTTCAGTTAAACGTCTTTTGTGGAAATGTACAGTTATTTCAAGCCTCTTATCGACACCTATATTCTCGGAGTATTCAGTGCCATAGGCATTCCATTCCACAAGCGCATAAACTCGAATGGGCGGCAAAAACGTTTTCTCTATCGCTTCCCCATAAAGAGGGTGAAAATCCGTTGTTTGAATGTCGATGGGATAATAAGCAACCTGCTGTCCCACCACTCGCTCTATTAGTTCATCATTTACTTGCTTAATTAGGTCCCGCTCTTTTTTACCTATAAATAAAGGTGGCGGGGGCGAATCAGGCTGCGTCCACTTGTTGTCTGCCATTTACTCCCCCTATCCCTGGAAAATGGGTAGCGGCGCTTGCTGCTTAAGTGTGTTAATGTTGCCGGCTATGGCAGCATCTTTCTCTGCTAGCGCTGAATAGACCATCTCATCCAAAACTGCCTTTAACTCATCCCTCAGTGCATTTTGCTCCGTTTGTGCCTGTGATAGCAATTCAGAAGCGTTTAGAGTTAAGTTCTCCCCTGGAATAGGTATGGTACCAAATTTACCACGGACTTGCCCTAGAGTTTCCTTAGAGAGCGACAGGGCAAAACGCCTAATCCACTGCTTCCCTACTGAATTTATATTTTCATAAGGTATATTAGCAAACGGAATGGTATTAAAGTTGTTTATGCCGTCCACCCCATCCGTCATTTGGTTATCTACCGTCCATGCATCATCAATAACCTGAAAGGTGAACCACATTTTATCAACCTCGCCAGTAACTGGCTGTGGGAATATGCGTAGTTTATTGTCTCGCAACTCATAAGAATATTGAGAGGTGCGCGTATAAAGCATATCTTCAAAATTCATAGCCTGAAGCTTATTTTGCCATACCGGGATCACTTCAAATGTTGAATCATCAGCATATTGTCCATACGTGGCAAGGTTTCCTACTACATTGAGCCCACCATAATAACCGTAAAAACGCCACATAGACCGAGGGGTTTTGTAAAATACACGATTTACAATTATCCTTTTATTGCGATCAATAGAGGCGTAAGGCACGCCTCCTGCCTCAGCCGAGGAAGAGACAATAGCCTGTAAGTCGTAATCCTGTTGTTCCTTCACAATGTCAATAGAAGCAGAATACTCGGGCAGCGTCCCCCCCAAGCCAGCGTCAAGAGCCATAGCATTTCCAACTCGCCGTGCGTATTCGAACCTTACTTCGGGATAAGTCAGCTCAATTCGGCGGCCGCCCAGACTAGAGGATAACGACCCAGATTTAATCTCGCCCTTGTAGTCAAAGCTGCCCGTGGCATTTCCGAGAACGGTGGATAATACATTTTTTCCTTGGTGAGTGTTCACTAGGTAAGAATACTCTAAAACCGCTTCCTCAAAATTAGCGTATATATTTTTTGCAGTTAGTTCAATATCGAGAATATCACCCCCCAACTTCCTATAGGTATAGGTGACCTGGGCGGCGGCGCCGGATAAGAAATCATCGGAGGTGGAGTATACACCTAACGGTACCGCAGCGGCGACATCAGAGGCAGTGCCGGTAACAGGCAACACTACGGGACTGACATTTTGCTGGGGTGATAAAACGGGCACAGACATGCTTAGGATTCTCCTCTAGATAATTAGTTGAGAGAATGGGAAAGCACAGCTACGTTGTTGTTTTTGCCTTGGTAGCTCTTTTTCTAGCTGGCTGGCGAGGCGTGGCTACCTTTGACTTTTTTGTGGAGGTAGGAGTTTTCTTCTTTAAAGTTGTCTTTTTCCTAGGCGTCGTCTCTAAAGTCTCTACAATCGAATCGGGCGCGGGGGTTGCCTTTGCTGCCTTAACAGTGTTGACCACAGGGGTGGGCGCTGGCTCAGCAGTCTTCATAATCACCGGCTCTGGGGGTGTCTCAATCTGTTCAGCAAGTGTGCCGACATCCTTATTTAGTCCATATTTGGATGAATATTTTCTACTAAATTTTGCTGCACGCAATCTATATCTTTTCTTTTTACCCATGGGGTCCTCCGTAATATAGTAAATAGTTGTTTACAAAAGAAAAGCCCCTTCGCGGGAAGGGCAACAAGACTACTCGGCTTCTGTCAATTTCTCAAGGTGGTCATTGACAATCCCAGCTAACTCCATAATGTTTTCCAACATCTGCTGCTGCACAAATGCGAGTTCTGCAACATAGGACTCTAGCTTTTCAATCCTGCCTTGCAATCGCAGCCTATGAGCCAAGGGGGGTATTTGGTTTTCCATATTATCTCCTCATATTCAATTTTAAAGTATTGGGTTCATTATATCATAATATAGCCAAGGTTAAATTAGTTTCTAACAAAAAACCCCCCAACCGGATGGAAGGGGGGCTTTAAGATTGTTATATTAATAACAGTTAATTATTAATATTAGCCAGCAGCGAATACGGTCGTATTTGTTGCAACGGATCCGTTACCCTGGTTCAAAACGACTGCCTCTACTGCCCAGCCGTCTTTAGCACCGGTCATGTTCACAAACCTGACGATTGTGCCCGCACCACCGTCGCCATTTGTCTTACCCGTAATCTTAACGATATCGTCGTTAGTCGTGGAGACGTCTGCGAAAGAAGCGGCACCGCCTCCGACTCGGGTGATTGTAGAGCCAAGCGTATAGTTGTCATCGTCACTGTGTAGCGTGTATGAATGAAGATTGCCATCAGCAATAGCAT